TTCCCAAAAGCGACGAATCAGAAGATTCGCCACTACGACACATCACGATCTTCGTTGACAACGTCGAAGCCGGTTCGGGGTTCGTCCGGATCGACCAGGACGGTGGCCACCACGTCGAAGACTGCGGAGCCCAGTTCTGCGAGGACACCGACGAATCCGACGCCGTCTACGAACTGATTGACGAGGCGCTCACGTCTGGAAAATCCAGCATTAAGGCGACACTCGACTCAGGAGACACGCTGTCAATCAGTTGGATGCTCGGCGAGTAATCAGCAAGACAACCGCCCCGACCAACGCGGTCGGGGCCTTTCATAAACCCGCAAGTGAAACAAGGATCAGACTAATGACGACACCATCATTCGCCCGAGAAGCCGCCGAACTCATCACAGCAACCTACGACTCAGCCGATCAGTTTGCCGCCGTTGCACAGGACGGATGCGGCGAGTGGGAGATCGACAGAGCAAGCGAGATCGCCGAGCAATCCGGCGTAGCGATGGCAGATATCATCGCCGCAATCGAAGCGGTTTGCAGGGAAAAGACTAACCACTGACCACTGAGGCCCCGCCCCCGCAATCGTGCCGGGGCCAGAGGAGAATGAAAGATGCACATCCAACCAATCCACATCGACAACGTGCAATATGCGAACCCCGATCGATTCGTCGTCTGCCGAGTACTGAGTGGCGGTCGAATGGAGTATTACAACGCTCACAAATTCACCCCATCCATGAACGGATGGCAGCCCAAAGTGGAGCTTGCCAGCCTCTTCACCTATCGGGAAGAGGCGGTCCACTGCCTTAATACAATCGTGGCACGTCGTGGACCAACTGCTCTGTTTGACAAGATCAGCGCAGAGTTAATCGCCGAAGGAATATACCACGACCGCGACTCAATGGAGTTGCATGAAAACGGCCGCGTATGGTGCGGCACACCAGCAGGCGGCATGTGGGTGGAATAATGCTTTTTTATCCTCAATGGACAAGACTCTGCCGAGTCTGCGGGAAGCAATTCACCCCGCCCGACAGGCGAGTCCATCTCTGCTCGGATGAGTGCCGAGAAGAACGCGACCGACAAAACAAAATCAAAGAAGCACGACAACACCGCGAACGAAAAAGACTTGCCAGACAACTCATTACCAGAGTCTGCGAAATCTGCGGAAAGCAGTTTCACCGATCTGACAATCGCTTTCGGAAGACGTGCTCCGTCGAATGCCGTGCTGAAATTCAGCGTCGAACGAAACTGAGAAACCACAGGAAATGGGCAACCAACGCTTATCAAGACCGCAACGAGCTGGCGATGCTCGCCCTTGCAACCGCCCAGCCACAGGCCAGCCGCCTATGCAATCGCTGCCACGCTTCCCCAGTTCTCGGATCCAGAAAGTACTGCGACCCGTGCAAACTCGCCATCCAAGCCGAACACAACCGCAACAACCAGGCAAAGATGCGGTCTGCAAGAAGAACAACTCTCGCGCCACGTTTCTGCATCGTCTGCCAAGTTGTGTTTGATCCAAACCATCGACCCGGTAAAGCGAAACTTACCTGCTCGTCCGACTGTGCCAAAGAGCATCGAAGGCGGCACAACAACAAGCCCAGAGAGGCGACATGAGCACAGAATCCACCGCAGTCATCATCACCCAGCACAACAGCGACCTACACGCGATGCCGACCGAGACGCTGAAGCTGGAACTCGCCAAGTCCTTGCAAATCACCGTCGAAAACTTTCAGCGAATGGCCTTCATCATTCGCGAACTGGAAGAGAGAGGCGAAGACCTCGAATCGCTCAGAATCTCACTGCTGACCTACCTCCGCAAAATCGCCCACGGACAATTAGCCGCCGCCGCTGTTGTTCGGTTTGCCTCTCGACCCGACCTCCTTGCCAGGGTCTCACGACTGCCACTCCCCGACCAGGAGTTCCTGGCCCAAGGCGGACCGATTGACTTGGTAGTCCGCCAGGGCGAATCAATGACTACCCGCAAGCTCGACCCGTTCACCCTCGAACGCAATCAACTCGCACAAGTATTCGACACTGACAAAATCCGCTCCACATCCGAACAAATCGCCCTCATCGAAAGCAAGCCCGCCAACACAGAAAAAACCACCCGCAAACCAGGTTCAATCCGAGTCGACCGTGAGCGGAAAGGTCTCATCCTTGGACGAAAATTCTTCTCAGCAAACGAAATCCTCGAAGCACTTTCGACGATTTCAGACCAGGTTGAAGAGGCCGGAGAAATGACCGTTATCAATATCGATTCAGCCTATGCCAAATGCATCCGCATCCAAGCTGCCAAGCGAGACACGACAATGCGAGACCTAGTAACCCGCTGTCTTCGCGCTTGTGGCTTATTGACCGAGAATTAAAACCAGCGACACCAAAACTTTCCGAAAGGAATCACCATGACCGATTCAACCGAAACCAAACCCGCCAAACGTGGCCGACCCCGTAATTCTGGCTTCAATATTCCCGCCAACAAAGTCGCCCAACTGCAGGCGGCAGGCCAAAGCTACGCCGCTATTGCCGAGACGCTTGGCATCAGCAAGACTGCGGTCAGTCGTTTGCTGACCATCTCACGTCGAGGCACCGTAATGAGCGTAGCCGATCGTTTGCAGAGTTTCGTCGAGGCAGTTCAGGCGGGAAGCCATCGCGCTTTGCAACTGCTGGAACAATGGGAACCATCCAACACGGATGAGATCGTTCTGGACCGGACCGGGACGAGCCCGCTCCGCTTCGCGGGTTCGCTGCTGCGGGAGGCGACCACCCGTTTCATCGACACCACCCCGGACAAACCCCACAAAGATTGGTGGACGGTCCGCATTTACAGCACCGAGGCGACCGACTTCCGGTTCGCTGTATCCATCGCGTACTCGACCACAATCCGGAAGGTGGTATCGATCGAGCACTACGCCGAGTTCACCGACGACCCGGCGGCAGTTCTCGAATCTTACGATCCGCTGGCCGTTCTACGAGGGTTCCCGGACTCTCCCGAATACGCTTCGCGGCAAGCGTACCTCGAGAAATCTTCAAAGCTTCAGTTCGGCAAGATGGTTTCGGACCTGCTGAGGGACCCGCTGTAAGTAGCAGGCACGGTCCCCGTGCCGTTCGCCGTTTTCTTCCCACCCAACAAAGACCAAAAACCGCCACGGCAGATGGAATCTGCCTGCTACTTTACGTTGTTGGCTTCGGGAAGAACTCCGTTCCTCGCGCGAACTTGTCGAACCAGCTCACTTGATCCCGTTCGTGCACCACGTGCGGGCGCTCCTTCCGATAGGACTCCAGCAGCAGTTCCACGGATTGTTGCTGGCAGTCCAGGTTAAACCCGATAATCTGCGGAGCCCGTTCGGCGGCATTCAGCTTGAGCGACAAATTCCGGCCGCTCACATTTGGCAGCGTATCGCCGATCTGTAATTCCGGATGCAGGAACCCTTCCAGGCGGATCGAACAATCCAGCCGCATCACGTCTTCGATGGTCCGCACATCGTTGGCGTAGTTTTGAATCGCGGTTGTATCGTCCCTCGCTTCCGTCGGTTGCCCATGGAAGATTGACCGAGTCGATATCTTCGACTTCTGGAACTTGTCCGACACGTCCAGGACTAGCGTCATGTCCAGCCCGTTAACCGAATCCGGTTGGCGCGTCGCAATTCCCGTCAATCGCCGATCCCCAGCAATCGTGGCGGTAATTCGGACTAATGCCTGATCGGGAGTTCCCGCCCTGATCTTTCGCCACAATGGTTCGGGCGGAGTTTCTCCGTCGAACATGATCCCGCATTGTTTTTCGAGAACCGCGTAAGGCCATTTGACCCGCTTCCAGCCCGGATCAGACTTGTTTTCCGGATCCGTGGCCCCGACCTGAAAAGAATCCCACCAGTCCACCCGATAACCGTTCGATTCCATTTCGTCCGCGTCGGCATGTTGAGTGAGACACCGTAGAAAACGCCGCCGCTTGCGGATTAGTTTTTCCGTAAAATCAAATGCATCGATACCATCCCCAAACACGCCACCGATTTCCGGCCGCAGCCCGTCATATTCATTGGACTCGTTCAACACCCACAGGCGACCGATTTCCGGATTCGTGTTATAGAGCGACTGGCCAATCGCCAGTTCTGACAGATGCCGCGTATCGTAAGTTGTTCGCCACCCCTTCTCCAAAATCATAGTAAGCTCGACCTTCTCCGTATCCCCAAAGCATTCAATCCGATTTGCCAGGTCGATTACAGAATAGGAGGCGTCGAAACTCAGGACATTCGTGGCGGTCACATCCCGGGAGTCACCCGGGCGCTGCAGGAAGACTTCCTTCTCAGGCCCGGTCCCTCGCTGAAAAAACCGTAGCCGAGTGACCCGCTGCCCGCTTTCGACCGAGTGCTCCAAATGCCAACTGATATGAAGCGGGATCAACAACGCGTCGAGCGCGTCAGGCAGTGACGAACCGAACGGAATCGCGACATTTTTGAGAGGCGGAGGATCCCCGTCGAACGTACCCCAGGTGGCGGCAAGTTCACTCTTCGTCGGATTCGTCACGAACTCTTCGTCGGGATTCAGCCACCAGCACAAGGCCAGGACCACGTCTTCCACTTCCCACAGCGTGGCGTTCCCCTCCTGAAATGTAATGGCCTGATCAGTCCACAAGGAATCCCAGTCGAGAACGTAATTCCATTCGTCGGTCCCATCTGTTTTCCAGCTCTTGTTCGGTCTGACCACTGCATCAATTTCGGGATTGATGACAAATTGCCTATCAACATCTACACGATTGCTCCACACAACATCCCAGCATGGATAGAACGTCAGCCGCTTCCCGAAATGCTGATCGCCGATCCGAGCTTCGATCGAGACAATTTCGCTGGATTCGTCGATCCGCTGGGGTTGCCGAGCCATCTGGCCCCAGCCCACCACGATTGACGGCAATCCGTCTTCGTCCAATGCCCGCAGTTCCAGTTGCCGTTTCATGCCGATCGGAGTTGTCGTGTCGACCAGCCGCGGCATATCTCGCCAGGCGAACGTCAGCACATCATCCCGCCGACCCGTCGAAGAGATCGAGGCAGTCAACGGGATCAGATAGTCGACTTCGTCGGCCATCGTTGGCGTCGCACCGTCGTCAGGTCCCAACAACACCACAAATTTGGTTGTATTTAGCAACAACGAACTACCAGGCGGAGGAGCAGGCGGCATGATGGTTCCTATTTCGTAGCGGGGGCGTCCCGCCACCGATTCGTTTTCTCTTCAGCAAAAGACCCATCGGCGGCAAGATGCCACCGCTACTCTCAGTGTTCAACAGCCGTCAGAGTGGCCGTCGTCGAAGGGACGGCAGGAATCACCACGTTGACGACACCCAGCACCATAGCCACCGAACCGGCCCGAGCTTCCAGGCGGAACGAATAAGTGCCGACCGCCAATCCCGTCAGTGCGAATTCCTGATGCCGAGATCCCGCCATGCTTTGCGCCAGAGTCCCCAGCACCGTAGGCCCCGACAGCCACACGGCGGCAAACGCCGTCAACGTGGCACAGTTCAAATCCGGAGTCCACGCGAACCGGATTGACGCAGATCCAGAGACCCCGACATCCACGCCCAGGATCACAGCCGTTCCGGAAACGATCCCCACCAGATTCCCGCTTCCGTTCAGCGACAGATTTCGCGGGCGATAGATCGTCTCGTTCTCGTAATCCCCGGCGAACGTGCGGACCTGCAGCCAGATATCCGACCGCCCGTACCATGCCACCGGCAACGCAACGACGAATTGATTCGTCGGCGAAACCACCGTAGCCAGCGAAGCATCGTTGCTGGAACTCGGTTGCATCGGCAGGCGGCGACCGTCGTAAATCTTGTTCGGACGGTACTGGATGTTCTCAGGACCGCCCAGGCCCCCGTAGAGCTTCGCCCCTTTCGTCCCCTGAAAAGGACGATTCGTCAGACAAATCGAGCGATTGCGAGCGATCAACATGGTTCCCACCAAAACCCCATCGGCGGCAAAATGCCGCCGCTACCTCAGTACGTCGTGAACTTGCAAGATCCCGTGTAGGTCACACCGCCCGCCGTAATTGTGGCGACCGCCGTGAATCCCCGGTTACTCGCCAGACCTGGCGAAGCAAACTCCGCTTCGAATCGGTGACTGACATTCGTCGAACCGACATCCCCCGTCGACATCGAGAATTGAGCCACCCGCGCACCTGCCGACGTAGTCGCATCCTGCGTTACTACGATCGAACAGGTGGCAGATGGATCCAGAGTATCCAGAGCGATCGTCTTCCCGTTCCGCACCAGTTCCGCCGTCAAGTGCATACTCGTGCCGAGCGTCGTCGTCAGATTGGCGGTCACATCGACTTCGAACGGCACGCTGGCGGGATCGTTCGGCACCTGCTGACCAGCACACACCCGCAAAGGCCAGTTCAAGACCGATGCCGTGTCCGTCGTCGGAGCTGGCGAGCCACCCGCTCGAGTGTACATCGTGACGACAATGTCCCGAGGCGTCATATTTGGCGAGATCGTGGCCAACGCGATCACCGCATGGTAAAGCGAAGTCGCCCCCAGGCTGGCGACCGAACAGGCCACACCCGGAGTTGTCGCGGACCCCAATGCCTTCCACGTATTGTCCGACCAGTCGAAGACCTGATTCAAAACAGGGTCCGTCACCGTCACATATTTGTTCAGGCCGCTCGCGTCAGGTTGTGAGAATCGCACAGTTCACCGTCCTTCAGTAACTAAAACCCGCCGTCAACGTCCCCGCCACAGCCGCCAACGTGAATCGATTCCCGGAATCCGCAATCGCCACGTCAGCCGGCGGGAGACTCACAATCACCGTCGTCGTGATCGGAGCCCCCGAATTCCCGGCCGCATCTTGCGGGACAATCGCATAGGCCCAGGTCCCGCTGCCATCCACAGGCGCACACTGAAACGAATAGGCCCCGTCACCCGTGAAAGGGATATTCGCCACCAATTGAGTTGCCGAACCGCCGGAACTGACCGACCCCAACACAGCAAAATGATGGACATTCGAGGAGCCCGACGAAGTCCAGCTCAGCGTAAACCTGTTCCACGGTTGACGCGGGATCTGATTCCCATAGTCGGAATTGATGTCCGCCACAGCGACCCGCACCAGAGTGAGCGGCGTAGGCGAGATGCTGGGCATCAACTGCCCAACAATACGCCGCTCACCTGGTACGCGAGTCGATCCAATCAGAGTCCGATTGGCGTACAACTGCCAAAGCCACCCAGCCGAGTAAGGCGAAGTGAAATCGCAATACACAGCTTGAGGCCCCAGCCAGCCGACATCGGTAATCTGAAATCCACCCAGAAACATTGGTCACCCAAAGTAGCAGCCACGGTCCCCGTGCCGTCCGCAGTTCTCTAATTCCCAAACCAAAGACAGCCACGGCAGATGGAATCTGCCTGCTACGCTACACCGGAGGTTTCAACTGTTCGAACGTGATGAAGATCTGTCGCCAATACCCATGAATCGCATCCGACCGCCCAATCCCCTGCTTCAATCCCGCCATCCGCACATTCTGCAGATAGGCCACCGTCTCAAACGCCGTGTCCGCCTGAAACGTCCCGACCTTGCCCAGCCGCAGCTCCAACTGAGCCAGATCCCCGTCCCTCGCCGCCGTCGACACGTAACCCATCACGATCATCGGGACCATGAATTCGCGAATCACCAGGCCCCCGTGCATGACGCTCGTTCCGTCGACACCGAAGGCAAAGGCCCGCTGGACAGCGACTTGCCATTCACCCCATTCAATATCGTTGATCATGCCGAGGATCGAAGCCCCGGCGTGATACAGAGCAGGCGTCGGCATTACCTTCCACCCCCAATCCCCAGACCAGCCGCAGGCACCGGCGGAGGTTTCTCACCCTGCCCCGGCATTTGCACGTTCACGTTCACATTCACCGGAGGAGGAGCCGGAGCCCGACCAGGACGAACCGCTTGCTTCCGCTCGTCAATGATCGTCTTGGCATCCTGCATGTTTCGTTCACGCTCGATCGCATCCGCAGCCACCTGACCCCGCTGTTCGTTGCTGCCGAACGCCGACATGAACCCTTCGTGGCCCATCAACGCCGTCCCCGCGTCGTAAGCCTTTAACCCGGCCGCAATCCCGACCGGACTGAGTCCGCTGGTTTTCAATTGCAGTTCGTACGCTTCCCGCATGGTTCTGGACTGCATATCTTTCGCGGCATCGACCATTTCAATCGCTGTTTTCTGCCGAATACTGGTCGCGTTCTGCCCCGTCGTCGTGATTTCCACGTCCCGAGCAAACCCCGCTTTGTCGCCCATCTTCTTTTTCAGGGCTTCGACTTCTTGCTGGCTTCCCATCTCGGTAATCATGGACGAGATATTTCGCCCCTCGACGACGATATCCAGAGCCGATGACCGTTCGTCTTCGGGAAGACTTTCCACCCCCTTCTTGATGCGACCCATCACCGTCGCGAAGTTCTCGCCATTGAAGTCGACGTCTTCCGGATTCAGGCCCATCCGCCCGAGCTGCTCGACCACTTTAGGAGACGCCTTGGCAGTTGCCAGTTGCCGGACAATTTCCCGCATGTGAGTGCCCGCTTCTTCGGCGATCTGAGTCTTCCGCAACATGGCGAAGTTCGCCAGTTGTTCTTCGGGTGACATCCCACCCAGTTCACCCAGGGCGCTCGAATGTTTCGCCAACTGCTGCAAGTCCGTCACCTTCAGGGGAGTTTCCTTCAGGCCCTGAATCTGCGTGGCCAACTCTTCGACGTTCTGAGCGTTCAAGTCTTTCTTGTTCGCGGTCAGAAACATGGAAAACGATTCGGCCATGTCTTTCGCATCGGTGGACTTACCGGGAATCAGTGACTGAGCCTTGATCAGCTTGAGGAACGGAGTCAACGCAGGCCCCTGAGCCTGATCCACACCGAACCCCGTCGACACCATCGTCGACGCCGTGTTGAAAGCGTCTTCGCTGGGGGTGGCCGTCTCAATCGCCGCCTTGTAGATCGCATTCTTCGCTGCCCGACCCTGCAAAGCGTTCAGCCCACCTTGTGCACGGAACCGCCGGACCAGTTCATCCTGCTTCCCCGCGGCTTCTTCCGAAGCCTGTTGCTGTTCCTTGTTGGCTTGCATCAGGAACCGTACCGCCTGAGTCACCGACATATAGGCCGTCGCGATCCCGACCAGCCGCCCGCCAAACCTCAGCAGAGCATCAGAACTCTTGTCCGTCTCCGTCGTGAACTTGTGCTGATCGAGATGCATGATCCCGATCGCTTTGGCGAACTGCTTCTGATCGATCGAACCCGCCCGCAGCAGTTCCCGATACCGCTGAATCTTCTGATTGTGCCGATCCTGTTCCGTGCCGAACGTCCGCAGTAACGCCGTCGCCTCCCGATCGTTCCGCTGCTTTTCGATGGCCGCTTCCCGTTCCGCTTTCCGGCGTTTGGCGATCAGCCCAATCTGTTCGGCATAGGCCCGCTTGTAGGCCGACATGCCCGCCATGTACTCGGAATCACTGAGTTCCCCCGAGGCATGAGCCTGCTTCAGCTTGCCGGTTTTCTCAAAGTATTCCTGCTTCGCCAGTTCCTTGCGCGACATCGCGAACCGCCGCATTGCCGCCAGTTCCTTATCCCGCAAAGCCTGAGCATCCGCCGCCGCCTTCACGTCAGCCAGTGCCGCCGCCTTTTGTGCAGCCAGTCGCGCCGCCGCATCCTTGCCGGGATCACCCCCCTTCCCAATCTTTTGAATCGCGGTCGAGATCGCTTTGAAGCCGGTTTCGACCTGCTGGCCACTCTGTTTCCCAGCCGCACCGACCTCTTTCATCTTGTCGATTTCTTGCTGCAGCTTCTGAATGAGCTTCTCCGAAGCGAGTTGCTTCTTCTGATAATCCTCGAACACTTGTCGAGAATCGCTCGTCCAGGTAATGCCAATCGTGTTCGACATCGGAACCCCAAAGTAGCAGGCACGGTCCCCGTGCCGCCCGCAGTTTTCTTTCTCGACACCAAATCACAGACAAGAGCCACGGCAGATGGAATCTGCCTGCTACGCTTGTGGAACAACTTTGGACGGAGCCACCACAGACCGAAACGCCCGTTCGAACTCGGCCGTCACCTGACCACCCGGATTGAATTCGTTGTAGACCTCCTGCAAAGTCGTCTTCGAGACATCCGCATTCAGCAGGAACCCGCGAATCAGATCCGCCGTTTCCGCATTCACCTCACCACCAAGAACCGGAACCTCGGCAATCGGTTCCTCCAATTTCACTTCCGCCACTTCGCCATCCATCTGAAAGCACCTTTCACAATTGGTCCTGAAACAACAGATCGAACCACGTCGGCGCGTGATTCGGCAGCAAACCTTTCCGCCAGGCTCGGGTCTTTATGAGTCGGGGGTGAGTGAGTCGTTCTCTTTTTTTGAGAGACCCGCCGTTTCTCTCTCCTTCAGAGCCTCAAATTCGGCCAGGACCGCTTTCACGTTCATCCCGTCCACCGCCGCCATCGTGATCCGCAGCAGATCGTCCGTGTCGAGAATGCCCAGTTCAGACGCGATCACCGAATTGATCCGGTAATTCTGCCGCAAGGCGAACACGCAGAACTCCGCCCACTCGTTCAACATCTGCTCGGGAGATCGGCCAGCGTCCGCCGCCATCTTGTTTTCGTCGAGATCCATCAGCAGCAGCCGACGAAACCACGGTTCCGACAACTGCCAGAACTCATTGAACTGCGGCTTCCGAACTTTCTTCCACTGGCTATCCACCAGCCGCAGACTTGACGGCAGGTCCGAGGCACACGGAACCCGCCACAAATTCCCGTCACCAAGACTCCAGTCGTAGCCGGGAAACAGCGAGGGACGAGCCAGGTCATTCGGCACGCAGGGGGAATCGGTCCAGAATCCGACCTTGTAGCCAGGTCCGTCGATCCAGCGTTGACGAGCAGGAACGTACCCGATTTCGCCCGTCCACCCGACAATCAGACCATCGGGAACCCCGTCGCGACTGGTGACCGGGCATTCGCTGGCCCCGTCCACAAAGTCAGCCAGCCCCACAGACCGCAGGCACGACGCCGAATTGGACATCTTGCCAGGAAACATCAATTGATAATGCATTCGCCAATGCCTTTAAGTAGCGGTGGCTTTTAGCCACCGATCATTTCTTATCTCTTTTTCCAAAACAAAAGACCAATCGGCGGCTAGAAGCCGCCGCTACTCTTACGGAGCCGTTACAGCCGATGCCGCACTCGCCACCAGCGTCCGACCTTCCAGCCGAATCGCCGCACTCCCGTGTTTCGTTTCTTGTGCCGAGATCATTTGCGGCTTGATCACACCAGACGCAAAACTGAACTTGATGTGTTGAGCCGTCGCGTTCGCCACATACGTTCCGCCGCTGGTCCGCTTTCGCAGGTAGGCCGTCACCGAACTGATCGCCGCCCCGCCCAGGATCGAAACGAACTGATCGAAGTCTTCGACCTGAACTTCAATCACAGGATCGATCGTTTCCAGAAACATATCGCTGGGATAGACCGCTCCGTCGTACGTCTGCAGATCCGACCAGCCCAGGCCGAACGACACCGAATAGCCGACCTGTTTCGGAACATGCACGCCGTTGATGTACACCGGCCCGAGTCCGTACATCGCGTTGAACGCCTGAGCCTGCAATGTCTGGTTCACCGATTCGGCGTACGGAACCACGATGCCGTCTGAGGACAGGAAGAACGCCTGGCCCTGAGCTGTCGGAGTTCCCTGCCTAGGAGCGTTGATCGACTGGGGAACCAGGACCACGGGACAATCCGCGATCCCCACGACTTTCATGTTCGCTCCAGCCCCGACAAACGTGCCCCCTTTGGCCCGCTTCTGGTACGGAACCGTGACGTTCGCACCACTGGCGATCAGAGTCCCCAGCGTGCCGAACGCGGTCAGGAACCCGCCAATGTCGACCGTCGACAGGCTAGCTTCGGGTTGTGACGAGACAATGAACTGATCGGAGATCACCGGCGCACCGGAAAACCGGCCAGACATGGATTCGATCTTGGGATCGAAACCGGAATTCGTGACTTGCCGCAGATTGACGCCTGAACCCAGTAAAGCATCGTAGACTACGTCTGGCATGGCATTTTCCCTTTATGTAGCAGGCAGATTCCATCTGCCGTTCGCTCTGCTTCTTCTCGAAATAACACAAAAACAAAGACAGCCACAGCAGATGGAATCTGCCTGCTACTATCGAAACTGTTTCAACACTTTTTTCTGATTGGCCGGATCGTAAATCTGTGCCACGTAGTAATCCCGCATCCGTTCGGATTGATCCGCAATTTCCGTTTCGGACACGTGTTCCATTTCCTGCCGACGCTGCTCGGTCAGGGGTCGCCGGATTCGCTGGCCCGCCTTGGGACCCTTCTTGATCATGGAGGTTTCCGGAGCTTTCGCTGTCAAAGATCCTCGCATCGCCGTCGCCCTGATCACCGATTCCGTCAGAACTGCCCGCCGAAGATCACCCGTCCACTCGTTCGGCCGCTGATGATGGACTGTCCTGGCCTTGATCTTCTGCCAACGAGCCGACCGCTTCGCAAACACACCGGGATAACGAGCATACGCCGAGGTCATAAAGTGGAACGGCAGGTAGAACGTCCGGATCTGATGCATCGTTTCGCGATGATTGTCGTTCATGATCTTGTTATGAGCACGAATGTTGAACATCACGTTTGAGACTTGGGCGCCGATGATGAATGTCGTCACGGCAAACCCTCCCGATGCACGATCCAGGTCATTTCCACCAGGTTGACACCGTTCTCTGTCACCGGATCCAGTTCCCCGCAACTGAATTCCTCGAGTCGCTGGAATTCCAGACAGCCCGCCGTCGTCGCCAGCCCCCGCAATTCTTCCGAGATCTGCCCGTACAGGTTGTTCATGTGCCGCCGATGGTCCCGATCCGTCACAGTCCCCGTCACGTCGTACCAGGTCCGCAAGGCCGAATCCGACAGCTTCAAATACTGGATGAAGATCGACAGTTCCCCGGTCCCGATGAATGTCGTCGTCCCCGTTCGGTTGGCACTCTGAGACGACTGATGTCGAATCACCGCCCGTGGGAATGGTTCCGTGTCGTTATCCAGAGCCAGATCTTCATGGACAAAGACCGCCGCCGCCGCCGCATCCGCCGCCCCGACCAGACGCCGGAACGTCGCGGAGGATGTCACCGTATTCGTCAAATGCTGCAATCGCAGCGATCTTTCACCCACGACGGGAACGATCATAGAATGTGCTCCCGACTGCTGACCGTCCGGACCTTGTCATCCCGCCGGACGTAGATCATCCGCAGACCTGAATCCAAATTCGGAGTCCGTTGCACCTGCCACAATTCCCCATTGACCAGCCACTGTTCCCCGACTTCATAGGGAACCTCCTCAACCACCACCGTCAGCATCCCCGTTCGCAGAGTCCGTTCGCCCTTCAGGTCAAAGTCTCTGTCAACGCGATCTTCCACCCACAGGCACCGCACACCCGTCGTGTCCACCCCGGCAGGGCTTCGACGAGTGACGGTGATCCCGCTCATCTCGTACAGCATCTCAAAACCTTCTACGGCAATCGACATGATGGCTTGTGTTCCTTCGTACTGGCCTTGCCGTAGCGGGGGCTTTTCGCCCCCGCTCGTGACTCCATCGGTTGCTAAAAGCCACCGCTACGATTACATCTCGGTTCCGTCCGTCACGTTGGTGATCAACACACCAGCACGGAAGAACGTGTTGTCGCCCATCGGATCACTGAAATCCTTGAGCTGGTAATTCCAGCGACCACGGATCACGCCACCGCGTCGAGACTCTTCGCGGTACTCTTCCATGATGATCGCCCCTTCCGCAGAACTGGCACCGATCCCAGGGATCGACGAGTTCTGTTTCATGAACATCACCGTGCGACCCAGGCACGGCCCGGAATTCGTCAGTTCGGAGCTGCCATCGGCAATCCGGCAGACCATGGCCATTGTCGGGTCCCAGAACCGAGCCAACGTCGCCGCCGCCGTGCCGCTGGGCGTGTTGTTCTTGTACCCGTCCGCCACCAGAATATGATCCAGCCGCAACAGGGACTTCAGCATCGACATCGAGACGTCCTTCGGATCGTCCTGGCCGGAATACTTGATCCGGTCGATGATCGACTGGGACTGCATCATGTAATCCAGTCCGAGTTCAGGAATGATCAGGCAGTTCGCCCGCAGCCCGAACTTACGGAACTGACGTTTGGCCGCCAGAATCGTCGCCACCGGCGTACTGGTGGCCGTCGCCTTGAACGTCGTGGTACCGCTCAGGGCGATTGTCTGATCCCCCGTGTAGTTGGTGGTATTGAAGACCATCGCCGCCACGTCTCGTTCGTGTTCCTGCAACAACTGATCAACAACCCGATCGGCGGCAATCTGTTCCGCCTGGATGAAGTCGCCAAACAGTTCGATTTCGGCATCATCGACATCAGACTCAAGCCCGTGCTCTTGAGTCGTAAACGAATCAGTCGTCCAACCGAATTCATCCTTCGCGTACCCTGCACGCGGATTGCGAATCAGCGTACGAGGCGGAGCCAACCGGGTTTTGATCGTCTCACGCGAAAACGTGGACGACGGGACAGCCACACCCGCTGCGGGCATGACTCTGAGGCCGATGAACCCTTCCCGGTTCGCCAGCAAACTGAAATCAGATCGACGGATCGACAAGTCGAACCGCTGAATAGCTTGACTTTGCAACATGACTGGAGTTCCCCTTGAAACTCCACCGCGACACTTGAATCAAACACGTCTCACACTTGGAAAATAACCGGGTCCGATGGCCATCTCGCCCGGCTCCGCGGTGGAGACACAGAATTTCACGTAGCGGCGGCTTTCTAGCCGCCGATGGGTCTTTTAGTGAAGAAGGAATAATCGGTGGCTGGAAGCCCCCGCTACTACTACTTCAACTGCACATCAGCCAACGTGCTGACCACAACACCAGCACCCCAGTTTGTGCCCACAAGAACGGCACTCGCGGCATTACTGACCGAGACGCGACCGTTGGCCGCTCCGTAGCACGCCACGCCCACGCCAATCGTGTCCGCCGCTTCAATCGCCACACCGAACGGCGATGTAATCGGAATCACCGGCACACGGCCACCAACACGCACGCCATCGGTAACGCCGATTGCTTCTTCGGTCGCTGCGGCATAGACAACAGTCGACGTTCCCGAGTCCCACTTGACCCGTCGATTCGACAACAGGTCCGACGCACAGGCAAAAGACCGACGCCATTTGGGAGCGTTCAGTAACTGCACATCAGCAAACGCATTGACGACAACACCAGACGCCCAGTTGGTTCCCACCAGAACGGCACCATTCGCATTACTGACCGAAACGCGACCGTTGGCCGCTCCGTAGCAGGCCACACCCACGCCGATCGTATCCGCCGCTTCGATCGCCACACCGTCAGGACAAGTAATCGGAATCACCGCAACTCGCCCGTTGTAGGGCACACCATCCGTCACCCCGATCGCTTCATCCGTGGCGCCGGCATAGACCACCGTCGACGTAGCCGAGTCCCACTTCACCCGTCGATTCGGCAACAGGCTAGAGGCACAGGCAAACGTCCTGTTCCCTTTGATTGTGATCATTTGAAAAACCCTTTTGAAAAAGTAGCAGGCACGGTCCCCGTGCCGTCTGCAGTGTTAAAACGCTTAAAAAAGCTAAAGATTAAGTAAACAGAGCCACGGCAGATGGAATCTGCCTGCTACTATTCCGCACCGCCGTCATACTTCTCACCGATCAGACGGCGAGCTTGCTTCGTGTTGTTCGTGGCCATCAGGAAAGCCTGATGCAGATCGGGCCGCTCCCTCGCCGCCGCCAACGTCGCCGCCGATCGCGACAAACCCGCTCGCTGGTTCCCGGCCACCAGAGCATTGAAGTCCGCAATCGGATTCTCGCTCGACTCTTCCGAACCAGCCGCCGCCCCGCCTTTCGGCTTCACGGTCCCCAGGGCAGGAGCCCCCGATTTCTGAGAAGCTGCTTCCGCAGCGGCCTTGGCTTCCGCCGCTTCCTGAGTCGCTCTGGCTAACCGAGTATTCATCTCGGCGAGCCAGTTACTCTTGGCCTGATCCAGCGTCACGTTCCCGCGAAGCTGCTTCATCAGGAAGCTATCGTCCGCTCCTGGCAGGTGAGCCGTCAGTTGATCCAAGGTCGCCGCCGTCGATTGCACCGAGCCGGTCAGCGTCGTTGTCTGTTCCGTCATTTTCAAACCCTTCTTCTGAGAACTACGTGTACCGGCCCGTTCCTGTAACTGCCGGATTGTCTCGTCCAAACCTTGCACGGCATCGACGAGACCCATCGACTTCGCCGCCTCACCGACATGCACACGCCCGTCAGCAATCTTTCGCACCGCCGCCACGGTCATCTTCCGACCCGCCGCCACCGCCTGAATGAATTGCTCATTCAACGCATCGACCATTTCTTGCCACGCCGCCAAGTGTTCTTCGGTGATCTTGGTCCCAGGAGTCCCCGCCCCCTTGTATTCACCCGCCTTGACCACATGGACCTTGATCTTCATGGCATCCGCAATCGCCGACGAATCGCGAACCGCCATGTAAGTTCCAATGGAACCGACCAGCCCGGTCGGATTCGTGGCGACCAGCCCCGCTTGACTGGCAAACCAGTACGCGGCACTCGCCCCCAGATCCTCAATGAACGCCGCTGTCGGCTTCTTCTGTTCCAATGCAGCCAGATCCGCCGCCATGTCGTGAGTCCCCGCAACCGTCCCGCCTGGCGAGTCGATCACAAAACACACGCCACTGACCGCCGTATCCCGGCCTGCCATCCGAATCGCCTGCCGCAGCTTCACCGTCGATGTGGCACTGGAAAAGGAACTCTGAGCTTTCATCAACGTGCCGTTCACGCTGATCAAGGCAATCCCGCCCGGTGTCACGTCGTACGGAGATTCCGATTTCGCCTCATCCTGGCCACCGATCCGGGCTTCGAGTTTCCTCAGCCGCTCTTCGGACATCTCGACATGCGTTACCAGGTCCGTCCCGGCCACCATGCTGAACAGCCCATTGAACGCCGTTTCTTCCATCGACCACAGGCCGAAATAGTCCGACAGTCGCGGATATTCCGGTCGCATCGTCAGCAACTCAGTTCCTTCGATCGACATCAAGCCGCCTCATCTTTCTTCGCCGGAACGGGGTCGGGTTGATCGGGCTCACCCTGAATCTTCATCGTGATCCCTTGCGGCAACGCCAGACCGACCAATTGTTGCCAGTGAACCGGCTGGTCATCCTTGAACTCTTCATTGATCGCCATCGCTTCCGCTTTCGCCTGGCGGATCAGATACGCATTGTCTTCGACCGTCTCGCGACTGATTCGAAACCAGTCCAGTTGCTTCCGGCCCAGCACGCGACGAGGCGAATTCAGGTTCGACTTGATTTCCAGCGCGTCCGCTTGCGTATCCTTCAAAGGTTCGATGTAAGCGAACCCCGGCGGATGAAAGACGTGCATTCCCAACCGGGCACCACGCTTGATCGCCGCTCGCAGCCGCATCCCTCGCGGACTGTTTTCCGCCACCCACTCCCGCACCTTCCAGAGATACGTCGGAGTGTCCAGCGAAGCGATCAGCCACTTCTGAAACTCACGCCACTTGATGCGAGCTTGATCGATCGCACCACGCCACCCGCTGAAATTCGTTTGACTGGGATCCAGCAACAGGACATGCACAGGCATATCCAGATTGATCGCCATGAATGTCAGAATCAAATGCGAATGACTGAGGAAGTTCACACCCCCCGCATTCGGTGAAAACGCCTGCAACTTCTCGCCCGGCTTCCCGGTAATCTCCATCCCCGGAAAGATGTGTTGCAGCAAACGGACCGCCTGTTCGCTGTTCCGCAACTCCACTTCGCCCGAGGTCCCCGCCGTCAGTCCGGGAATCTGCTGATCCACAATCGGCAGTTCCCGCATGAACGCGATGCAGCTTTGAACCTGCTGCTTCACCAGCTCGGCAAACTGAATGTCATCATGTAAACCCGCCGCCGTGAAGATCGGAGCGAACGCCGTGATCCCCCGCGTGAAACTCGCCCGCTTCCGTCGCACCAGGTGCAGAACTTGCGGATTTCCGTTCGCATCATAAAAGTCGTATGGCTTGATCTGGTTGACCAGATTCACACGCTGCAAAGGATGGATGTCTTCCTTCGTGAACCAGACCTGACGGGGGATATTGTCATCATCCTTCAAGATCCCGAACACGACATTGCGTCGAGTTCCGGTCGGGGTCCTCGCCCGATGAGCTTCCACCGTCTCGACCGATCCCCGATCCGTCAGAATCTCAAACACGTCGCCATCGACCAGCATTGAACGCAAGGCCATCTGCCGGATTTCGTGCCAGTTCAACGTCTGGTTGAAGTGACACAGCCGCTTGTCCTCAGTCCACTCGTTCCACGAATCCTGCAGGATGGTATCCGCGTCGTCGTCGCCCGTCTGAGTATCCAGCGGGAAACCTCCTTGCACGACGTTCGTCACCAGCCGATCCACAGCCTGGCCGACAACCATGTCGTTCCGGTCCAGGTCCCGAGCCAGTTCCATGAACTGGAGAACTTGCGTTTCGTTGCGGAAGTGATAATCCGCACCCGACCCCATCGCCGCCAATCCGGTCCGCTTCCGCCGCACAACATCCGACTTGGCAAAGTCGTAATCCGCCCGCATATCCTTGAACGCACCAGCCAGCGAAACTTCACGGGACATCGCAAATACCTCCCCGGAATCGTTCCAGTGAGAATTGACGAGCCACTTGTCCAGACGCCGCCACAGCCGCAGGGGACTGAGCCGTCAGGTTATTGAGCCAAGCCTGAGCTTCCTGCTGCAACTTCCCTAACTCTTCGACGCGAAACCCGGTTTCAAACCGAGTCAATCCACCCTGAGCCGTCGCGGAAGAACTCGGCGTATACAACCGCAGGTTCCGACAAGCCACAATGAACCGCCGCGCAAGAGCCCCCGTCAGATCGGACTGATAGTCCGAAGTGTCCGAGAACTCTTGGAGGTAATCCGCTCGCTTGGGTAGTGTCATAGTCCGATTTATATCGGTAAACTCATGACAACTTGAAGTTATTTGAACGATTCCGAAACCGGATTACGCGGGTTGTTCGGAGTCTTCAGTAGCGGGGGCTTCCAGCCACCGATCATCGGGCTTATTCGCCGACCTGTCGCCAGGCGAAACACTCCGTCGCGCACACGGTGACGCCATTCAGTTCCGTTCCGAACGACTGCCGCGTCCTGGCTGTCGGCAACTTCTTTAGGCATTGACCCTGGACGCCACATTGATAGATCGTCCTGTCGCAACCGCAATTCCCTTTTGCAATCGCCCCGACTGGCTCGCCACGATGTGGACAGTTGATCCAATCCACGCCGATTTGCAGCAAGCCTGATTCGCCAAGCGGCGGCAGACCCCAGTAACGCCGGTACGAATTGACACCTCGCGGCCCTTCAATCGCCAGATCGACACGGTCACCCCGACAGATCGCTCGACGGTGATCGGTGAATCGGTCGCACTCAGGAAACGTCTCGTCGCTCATACAGTCACCGTGACAATAGTACCAAAGCACGCCCCGGATGTTTTTTCAAAGATGATTTCAAACGGATCACAGGATGCAGAGACCGCGCCTGTCATCGTGAGATTCACGTCGATCGCATCAATGCTCCATACGCCATCGATGCACTTAATAACCCACGCTGTCGATTCGTCATCGTCGCCCGCCCAACGAGATTCCACGCCGCCGGAGGGTACTCGTGGAAGTGTGAACGTGCCGACCCCGGTATAGCAACCGCCAGACCCGTCAACAGCAACCGATACTGTGATCGTCGCCGGAGGAGGATCACAACACCCGTCATTTGTGCAGAGACTGCAATCCGCCTGGCCAATCGTGATCGAAGACGGCATCCCGTCCGCCGTCAGTAGCGTGAACGACGCGTTGTGGAAGGCCGCGTTGAACGCCGCCAGGTTAGCCCATGTCCAAGGGTTGCTGGCCACCGCAGCATCACCGCCCGTGTCTGACAGATTGGACTTGAAGAACGTGCCGGTCGAGCCGTTGAAGTTGTTCGAGCAATACCAGCGAATCGTCTCGTTTCTTTCACCAACACAGAGTACCGAATCCACCCCCTTGACCCTGAGCCTGATAATCGCGTGGCTGTCGCCCAGTCGAGTCCAGAGCTTCGCGTTGCCGGACGCACTGTTCGACCCGCTGGTCGCCGTGATCGTTGCGTAGCCTGCAACAAACTCACACTGAGTTCCATCAGAGCCGCCGCTTTGGTAGGGATCTGTCGACCAGTTGATCGCGTTACGAAACACCATCGTCGAGGCCAGCAGCGTCCAGCCACATTGGATAATACCCTCAGTGCGCTGCATGACGATCGTGGGCAAGTCCAGGTCAAAGCAGTGATCCCAGCACGAGCACAAGTTGTCAGCCGCGCTGACCACGTTGATACACAGTCGGTCGATTCGCATCCTGAACCGGGATTCCGAGGTTCGGAGATCGATGAGAACCCCGGAACTGCCTACATATTGTGTTTGCTGAGTCGAGTTGTATTCAACAAACCACCCAAACTCGATCGGATCAGCCCCGGCACAAAAGTTAGGGTAGGCTGGAACAAGAGTGAACCCCGTGTTCAGCGTTGTTGGATTATTCCAGATTTCCCATCGTCTGTCGGCTGACAAGTTCACGTTGAACCCATGCGGTGCATCCGACGCCACGAGTCTGTACCAGTCGCCCGCCACGTTGCTTGGAAAGGACGAAGATTCCGTGTATTGAAGCCCCGTTCGCCCTTCCACATACGATTCGCCCGATCGAAGCAAAAAGATCTGACCACATTGCCTGGCAGCAAGTTGCGGCTGAGGATCACCACCACCCGCCGTGACTGTCGGGATCGACGCATCATAATGGACCGTCGTGACACCCGTGGAATTCCTGGTCGTGTCGCGATACCTTGCCGCCCAATCGATCGACAGATTGACGATCATTGGGTGTCCGTCCGGATTCACCGCCGTTGCCGGTAGAATCTGGCCGAAAATGTAGACAGATTGGTAACCGAACAACTGAATGAACCCACCACCGGGATCATAAGCGGGCGGAGTCGCCATCGTGTAAACCAACTCTGAATCAATTTCGAGAGACGGCGACTCATTGGCAATCAGTGGCGTCGTCATCGGCTTCGACGCATCGTATTTCTTGCAACCAAGTGTTGTTCCATCATCTGTGATTTGAGCTATCGCCGTGGACGCAGACGTGACGTTGCGCATGAACTCGAACGTCTCGTCAAACGTCGTGTCGGTCCACTCGTTCTCCGCGATTTGACACCAACAACAGCACTTACACGGTCTTGAAGGCATTACGGACACCCCGCCCAGGTAATACACCACTCACCCTGAATCAGTTCGATCATCCCCGCCGCCCCCGCCGAGCCATCCAATGCCGGATCGTAGTTGAAGACGAACATGGTTTCAGTCGTCTTCCGCAGCCGCCGACCCTGAGTCGAAGTCGGGGTATACGTGTAGTCGTATTCGAGTAGATACACTTCCACCCGAACGGGATTGCTGTACAAGGTCGCGGGCGGAACAAAGTCCGCCTTAACCTCAATCCAGCGCTTCGTAATCGGCGGAGTCGTGTTGACCTCGCCCCGGTCCGGCCTCGCTCGTTCAGGTAGATCACCCAGCATCGCCCAGCCCTCGCATTTGATCGGCCAGATTTTCGACCAGCCAGCGAACCAGATCGCTGCCACTTTCCACGTGCGTCATCCGACCATTGAACGAATAGGTCAGATGTTTCTCCCGACAACCCAGCAGCACACGCCGGAACGTCGCTCCCATCTCGCCCATCAACGTGCAATCGATCCGCGATGAGATATACCCATGCCGACCCGGCTCAATCTCCCCCACAAAGAACGGCAGATCCAATGCCAGCACCACCGTAGCGGGGGCATCTTGCCCCCGATCCCCAATCTCCGCAGGAACGCCACCAGCAACCGCCGCCGCCGCGTCCTCAATCCCCGTCCCATCTTCCAACACCGGCGGAACAAACTCCGTCGCCAGGTTCACCGCTTGATCAGTCGATTTACTCTTCGCCATTCAGAACTCGCCTTTCTGTAAGTAGCAGGCACGGTACCCGTGCCGTTCGCTCTTCCCACCCAAACAAAGAACCAAAGACAGCCACGGCAGATGGAATCTGGCTGCTACCATCACCGATTCACCACAAAGAACGGACGCCCGTCTGGCATCCTGAATCCCCGTTGTTCCTTCTCCCTTGCAGCCTCTTCCGCCGCCAATGCCGCCGCCGCCTGCTCCGCCGCCGTCAAACGAGGAGGCAACGAATTGAAGTTCTTTCCATGATTCGTTTGAGACCAACCCGCGACCATCGCATAGCGAGCCGCGTCGCGCCACTCGTTCCGAAACCGCTTTTTCCATTCGTGGATTTCGTACCCGTCGTCGGTGATCGCGTTACACGGATACTCCGATGCCCACTGGCGGAAGAAGTCGTCGTCCATCGCCAATTCTTCCGGGAAGGAAATCCCGTTCGGATCCTCTGGCTTGTTCAACCCCGTGATGGAGTTCTCGACCCACCAGTTCGTTTTCTCGTGATTGATTTCGTACAGCACCAGACCGCCCAGCCGAGCCTGCAAATCCTTGTCCGATGTGACATTCGATTTCTCGAGCCCCGACAGTCGGAACAACGTCGGAAACTTCGACGTCGACGAACCCTTGCAGGGGAGCACGCCCCGGAACTCGCGGCAGAACGCGTACATCTCGTTCGCATGGTTGCCCGAATCGACCAGCGTCAAAGGAACTCGCAGCTTTGCCCCGCCGTCAGCGTGATCGTAGTACCGAGTACGAATCTCGTTCGCGAAGCCGTCTTTGTCCGAGATCCCGTAATCGATCAACGCCCCACGTCCGCCCGCTCCCCAGCCCCAGACCTGCCACCAGAACTGGAAGACATTGTCAGGAGCCTGGCAGTCAGAACCCCGCGTTAGGAACCGCACCCAATGCGGACAGACCCGCAGATACTGACCGGGAATGCACAACCGGGCCGCCAGTTCGTTCGGTGCGGTTGCCGAGGGCGCATCGTCCCAGGTCAAACCCATCCACGAATTAATAAAGTTCCGCCGCTTCGCCTTGGGATCGCCGATCGCGTTACTCTTCGCCCGCGACTCGACCGAGGCCTGCGCCACCAGACCGAGCGTCACACCCGGAATCAGACTGTGCAAACTGGACAGCGGACCGAATGACGCATGGTCCCCCGGCCGATTCGGCTTGCCAAGGATCTTGCCGTTGCTGTGATTGATTGTGCAGCCTTCGGGCACCCACACACCGGCATTGAGCATCGAGAACCGATGTTCTTCCCGAATCTTCTTTTTGCACGCACAGCACTCGTACCAAGCCGTTTGCTTGGCGATGTCGGCGGAGGAATGCCCGTTGCTCGATCGCTCCCACCGCAGACCGCCATTCTTCAGGCCCTGAAACTTCCCGTCCCGCCCGTAGATCGCTTCCCCTTCGATCAACTCTTGATAGAAGTTGCAGAACGGACAGGGAACCAGCCTGGCCCGGTTGTCGCCCGCCAGCCGCTCCCGTTCGATGTAACACTTCCCCTTCTTCGTCGGAGTGCTCGCCTGCAGGATCTTCCGACCTGCAAACCCCTTCGCTCGTTCGTCCATCAGTTCAGCGAAGGGAGCTTCCTCAGACTTCCGCTTCGACATCTTCGACGCCTCATTCTTGACGACGATCTTGGCCCCGTAGTCCGCCGCCGACGCAGGTGATCCAGACCACGCCCCATGAATGACGCACTCGGGAAGACTCACCAGAACTTGCGATTGCAAATGTTTGGGCGGCAACTGATCCTTCATCACCTGAACTTTGCCCAGCGTGTCCCAGATACGTGTCAGGACTCGCTTGACCGACTTTTCGTCGGCATCGGCAAACGCCATCGGTGCGGGCTTCGTCGCCGCCGTCTTCACCAGGCAGGCAATGAAACAAGCCGTCTTCCCGACGCGGGAGGCCCATTGCAACGTGATCCGCTGATACTTGGGATCGTCGAAACAGTCGAACACTTCCCGCACATGCGGGAACAGGTCATGGCGATACGGTCCCTTAATTTCGGACCCCTTCGGCATGACGATGTTCGCACTGGCCCATTCCGCCGTAGGAACAAACGGCCGTTCCTTC